CGATGCCAAGGACATGAACCTGGTGACCTTCAATTTTGATGGCACGGGGCCACTCACCTTTACCTAAGCTCTATAAGAAGGGAGGGCGTGGCGCATGGGCATACTTGCTGGCGTCAATGCCGACGTGTGGATGGCTGCTACCCCGTCAATTAACACAGCTAATGAGAGCGCGACCGACTCAGGCGATCACATCACCTATACCATGAGCGTGCACCGTGCCTGGGACTGGCAGCAACCACTAGTCGTGCAGAACTCACCTAACGGGAGTACCGGTTGGGCGACGGTGACCGACTATACCTTTCAGTATGCCTCCGGCGTCATCGTCTTCAACACGGCGCGGGTGGTCGGTACCAACAATTTCGTGCGCGTCTCGACGGGCTACTACTTCAATTTGACGCAGCTTGATAACTCGACCATGTGGAGTTTGACCTTGAAAGCCAACACGAAGGATACCACGGCCTTTCAAGCAACGGGTGGCTGGGGAACGAAGGCCGCGACCGTCAAGGAAGGTTCAGGCAAGATCGAGAGCATACGCGGTATCGACGGGCGCATCTTTGCCGAGATTGGCAATGTGGTAGCTATCCAGCTCTACGTGGACAAGACCAACAATGTGCGCTGGGATGTGATCGGCATTGTGACAGGCGTTGACCCCAAAGCCGATGCCAAGGATATCGAGAGTCAGTCGATGAGTTTTGATGCCTATGGCGTGCCTTATTTCCGCACAAGCTAAACAATAAGAAAGAAGAAACACTTATGCCGCGAGCAGCCAAGAAACGAGCCCTTCTGGAAAACGAAGAAATGAACCTCTACGACGAGGAGAACGAGCAAGAGGACGAGGAACTGACCATCGGGGATGACGCAGAGGCGCATACCAACGGGGCGACGCCCGAAGAAGTCGCTTATCTTGAGACCGAAGATGAAGATGAGTTACGCGAACTCATCTCTAAGATTGACGATGTCGTAGAGGAACTGCTGGCCGTCCCTGAGTGGAAAGTCAACGGGAAAATAGTCACTGTCCTTTTGCGTACCTTGACGACTTTTGAACGCACGAGTTTTATCAATGCCATGATGAAATCCAATAACGATATCACCAAGGTCTACCCTGATCTCGTCATCCTCTCTGCCCGCCATCCCAAAACCAAGAAGCTCATCTTTCACAAGAATGACCGGGGCATGCTGCAAACCAAAATGGGCAAGGCCACTGAACGCATTGCACTACGCGCTTCTGAACTGAACGGGTTGACAGAGGAGGCATTGACGGAGATGCGAAAAAACTCAAGGAGCATCCGCTAGAGTACCGCGAAATGCAACTCATGGAACTCTTCGGATGCGCCACACGCGGGGAACTGTACTTACGCCTGAAGTCAGGCACCAATTATATGCGCTGGATGCTCTACCTCGAATACAAGGAGGAGCTAGAAAACGAGAAACTCAAGGCCATGATGGGCGAGCAATCCTAAGACAGGAAGGAGGCACCTGACAGATGAATATCGGGGAAATACTCGTCAAGTTTGGGGCCGATGTCGGGGGGTTGATGGGTGGCCTGCAACTGGTAACCGCCGCCTTTGGGCTTTTTAGTGGGGCATCGAAAACAGCGGGTAGCGGACTTGCAAATATCGCCTCGCAAATCGCAGCGACCGAGGCGCGCCTTGCCTTCCTGAAGGGTTCTGCCATTGCCGGAGGCGTGGGCTTCAGTGGCATGTCCTCACAAATTGCAGGAACAGAGGCGCGCCTTGTCTCTTTGCGTGCATCGGCGGCGGCCATGAATGGCACGATGGCAGAATCAAGCGCCGTCGTCAATGGACTGAAACTCGCTTTCGTGGCCCTCATCGCGGTCATTGCTATTGTCGCAGCAGCAGCCATCGGCATCGGCGTCATATCCGTCAAAATGGCTGCCGACTTCCAGCAGGGCATGGCTCGCCTCGTTACCGGCGCAGGTGATGTGACCGACAACATGAAAGCCATGGGGCAATCCATCCTCGGCATATCTGTCGCTACCGGCGTTCTCACCGGGCAACTCCTGCCTGCCATGTACCAAATTATCTCAGCCGGGCAACGGGGAGCGCAAGCCCAGGATACGCTCAGGGTCGCGGCCATGGGCTCAGTTGCCGAGCAAGCCAAGATCGTCGATGTGGCGAAGGCTTTAACGACGGCCATGACCGACTACGGCACCACGCAGTTTAACGCCACGCAGTTCATGAACGGCTACACTCGCGCTACCCAACTGGGTAAACTCACCCTTGAGCAGTTAAGCACGAGCATGGGGCCGATTCTCCCACTCGCCAAGAATATCGGTATCTCTTTCGCTGACGTGGCAGGCGCCATGTCTACCATGACCAATGCCGGTATTCCTGCTGAACGCTCGGCGACCTCCTTGCGCTTCCTCTTCCAGAGCCTGGAAGTCCCCACGCACAAGGCGACGGTCGCGATGGAGTCGATGGGTCTCTCTTCCGTGGCGGTCGGTAATGAACTGAAGAAGAGTTTGCCGGGTGCACTCGAAATGATCTACAAGGCCGCGCTTAAAGCCGGGCCAGAGGGCAGCGTGCCCTTCAACCGCGCTGTCTCTGATATGATCGGTGGGCAGCGCTCATTACAAGCCTATCTTGCCCTCACCGGCTCGCACTTCTCCACCTTCTCCGCCAACGCTCGCGCCGTGGCTGATGCCATGAACCACAGTAAGACGGCGGTGCTTGGCTGGGATACCGCACAACAGAATTTCAATACCAAGATAGCTCAGGCACATGCGGCCTTGGAAGCGGTCTTTATCACCATCGGCTCGCACTTGTTGCCAGTCCTCTCGCAGATCGTTGGGCAGATCACGCCTATCATCCAGAGATTTGCCGATTGGGTGACACATACGCACGATATCGAGAATGCCATCAAGGCGGCAACCCCCTTTTTCAACGCTATGTTCGATATCATCAGGGCCGCGCTGCCCGTGGTGATTGGCCTGTTCATGAAATTTATGCAGATTCTCTCCGAGATTATTAAGTGGGTCGGACAGAATAAAGCGGTGCTGGAAGCGTTGCTGGTCGTTGCCAAGGCCCTGGGCGTGATTATTGTGGCCGTTGTCGCGGCGGGCTTGATCTTCCTGGCAGCCTCCTTCCTGGCGCTAGGCGTGGTCATTTTCGGTATCATCGGCGTGGTCATGACCCTCATTGCCGTCTGGAAAATGCTCGTGGCTGCCGCCAACTGGGTGGCAGGTGCCTGGAATAGCGCCATCGCCTTTCTTGTAGGGTTGTGGCATACCCTGGTTGCTGCTGCAACCACCGCCTTCAACGCCGTAAAAAATGCCATCGTCTCCGCCCTTAACTCGACAATTGCCTGGATAGGTGGGGCCTGGAATAGCGCTATTGCCTTCATTGTCGGTATCTGGAATACTCTACGCGGGGCTGCTACAACCGCCTTCAATGCCATACGCACGGCCATCATGGCAGCGGTAAACGCGGTTATCACCTGGCTGGTCACTGCCTGGAATAGCTGCGTGCAGGCCGTGGTTGCCGCCTTCGCCTGGCTGTATAACCACAACTACTACTTCAAACAATTAGTCGATACCATCCGTAACGTCGTACAAGCGGTCATTACCTGGTTGCAAGGCGCGTGGACGAACGTCGTCAATTTCCTGGGCGGGCTGTGGGCTTCTCTGAAGGGACTAGCGACCAACGCCTGGAATGGCGTGCGTGACGCCGTAATGAGCGTCGTCAGTGCTGTAGTGACCTGGGCAAGAAACGAGTGGGATAAGTTCGTCTCCGGTCTTGGCGTGATTTGGGATAGGCTGAAGGGGCTGGCTACCTCAGCCTGGAATGGCGTGCGTGATGCCGTAATGTCCGTCGTCAATCCGCTTATCAGTTGGGGTAAGAGTGAATTTGATAAGTTCGTCTCGGGACTCGGGGTTATCTGGGATAGACTCAAGGGGTTAGCGCAATCGGCCTGGGATAGTGTTGTGGCTGTATTCAATGCTGTGTGGGGACGCATCTCAGGCATCCTTACTAGCCTGGGAGCCAACATTGGCGGCTTCTTCAATAATCTGGCCGGACAAATGGTACAGTTCGGGATAAACCTCATCCAATCACTGATCGATGGCATCAATTCCATGCTTGGCGCGGTCTCTGGCGCTGCCTCAAATGTCGCATCGACCATCACCGGTATCCTGGGCTTCCATTCACCCCCAAAGCACGGACCTGCCCATGACGCTGACAAGTGGATGCCGAACATGGTCGGGATGATGACTTCGGGTATGACAAGCGGCGTGCCTTCAATCAGCAAGGCTGCCGGTCAGCTCGCGCAGCCTCTCCATAGCAATCTCTCTGAAGGCTTCGGAACGCGCTCTCCAGGCTACTCAAGTGGGGGGCAACGCCCGATCATCATTCAAGTGGGCAACCGTGAGTACCGCGCCTTCATCAATGACATGGGTAACGATCTGATGGGCTCCTCGACCGTGCGCGTCCACTTCGCAGGAGGGCGGTGATAGTATGGCTCTCCAACTCACTGCCGCCGGTTCGCCTATTGCCGTGGCTATCGAGAGTATCAGCTACGAAGAGAAGATCGACGATCCGGTGACCTGTACCTTCGATGTGCCTGACACCATCGGCTACTCGCTGACTCAGTACCAGGAGGTGCAAGTCACCGACACCGTGACGGGCGTCCTCTTGTATGATGGCTTTATCGAGAAGGTCAGTGACGTCGCTCTCCCGGGCAATCTGGGCATCAAGATACGCTCAGTCACGTGTACTGGCAATCGCTGGCGGGCGGAGAAACGCTACTGGACAGGACAGGAGTTTCCCGGCTGGACGGCAGGCGATATCGCCGCCAAGATGCACCAGGCCGTGCTTGCTTCTGAGGGAGTGACCGCCGCCTATGCCCTGCGCCATGACTTCGATACCACGACCTTCGGGCAGGGGACACTGAGTGGGACGGTCGCAGTCAATAATACGCTCACCTTATCCGCAGCCGGCACGGACTACACGCGCACTGATGCGGTGACTTCAGATTTCGGGGCAGGTACCTTAACCCAGGCCAGCGCCGTTTCCAATGCGCTGCAACTCACTTCTTACAAGGCTATCAAGTATAGCGGTTCCGCCGGGGCTAACCTCGACGGTAACAACCTCTATGCCTTCCGCAAGGTCTGGGCCGGCACGTCCTATACCTTTGTGAGCGGTGACAAGATTTACCTCGATGTGTGGATAGACTCACGTTCACCTGAGATCAAGGCAGGCATCGATATGCAGTTTTCGGACGGTACCTGGCTGCGTGACTACCTGACTGATGTGCAAGATCAGTACGTTATCCCGCTGCATCCCGCGACCGACCTCAAAGGCTGGGCCGATGACCAGTGGGATAAGCGCGTTTCCACTATCGGCCCATCGGTTGTGGGTAAAGTCGTCAAAGCGGTCTATCTTGACATTGAGGGTGAAAAGGGCGGCGACTATACCGCTTACTTCAAGAATATCAAGATCACTAATTCCTCAGATGTTACGCAGCGCAGCATTTTTAGCGGCGCCGATACGACGATGGCCGCCAATGTCCCATCGTCCTCCAGCGGCTACTACAATCTCGCGGCCAAGATCGTCACCGTCTATGAACACGACGGCAACCGCGTGGCGCCCTCGCGCGATATCTCAAGCGTGGGCATCGTCAAGGGCTCGGTCATCTCCTGGGTGGAAATTGACGCCGCCCAACCAACGACCGGGGCAAGTTCGCAGTACCCCGCGCAAGTCATGATCGAGGCATCCGTAGACGGGGGCGCAACCTACCAGCAGTGCAGCAACCACGCGCCCATCCCCGGCTTAATCCTCGGCATGAATACGTCGGGGCGCGGCGTGCTCATCCGTCAGACGCTTTCCGTGGGCGGACCGAACCCGGAGATGACGCCCAAACTGACCAATTGCAGTTTCAGCGTCTACTCGGCCGCTGCCGCAACGAAGACCGACTTTGTGGATGTCGACAATGACCAGACGAGCCTCGGCACGGGCACACTCTCCAATGCGACCTCGTATAGCGATGGCCTCTATACGACCGGCGCGTACCGCAATTGGGATGACCTCTCCTTTGCCAGTCAGACGCTCTACGGCGTCTCGGGCGCGGGCAACCCACAGCAGGGGGAAGCGCAGAGATACTTCTTCCTGCGTACCGACAGCGGCCTGGATGTGCGCTCGCGCTTCGACTTTGCGGGCACCTGGCAGAACTTCATCATGGAGATCGATATCCACCTGCTTTCAGGCACCAATCACCCGGAGTACGGCGTGGTCTATCGCACGACGGGCTGGCAGAATGCCAATGACACCTACGCCTACGTTGCCGACATCACCGATGTCTCGGTCAACCTGCGCCGTGGCACCAATACAGGTTCAGGCGGCGGCGCTTTTACCAGCGTGGCGACGACTGCGCTTACACTCACGGTCGGCAACTGGTACCGCATGAAGGTCGCCGTCAATGGGTCAAACCACCAGGTGTATTTGAATGACGTGCTCTACATCAACGCGACGGACGCCACGTGGTCGGCGGCAGGCAATGTCGGCGTGCGCCTCTACAACAATACAGGCGCACGCTCCTCAGGCCACTATGACAACTTTGGCATTGTGGCCTATGAAAGTGATTTGATCAGCGTCTCCTCACGTACCACCCCGGCGCTCTCTCTCGCGGGCATCGTCGGTGACTCCCGCGTCAACTGGCAGGAGAGCACGCCGTCCTCATCAAGCATGCTGGTAGAGAGCACGCTCAACAACGGTACACTCTGGGAAACGTGCACCAATGGCGGGCAAATTCCCCAGTTAGTCAGTGGGTATAACGCCGCCGGCAAATCGCTCAAGTTCCGCTTCAGCATGACCAACCAGGCCGCCAACCTCCCCACCAAATTGCTTGGCTACTCTGCCTTTGTCATCGGTCAGTACAGCGCCTCAGGCACGCGCGTCTCCCCGGTACTGGCCCTCGATAACGCCGGGACGATTGGCTCTAGTTCAGTCACCTGGCAAGCTACCCAGCCGCCAGGGACAGGCGTTGCCGTCGCCACTTCGCCCGATAACACCACTTATACAGGGATTGCGGCATCAGGTAACCCAGTGGCGGGCCTCGTCTCGCAAGGGGTCATGGTCGCCGACGACTTTGATGTGAACTCGGCAGCCAACTACACCGCTACCTTCTGGTCAGGCGGGGTTGCACCTGTTTTCGTGGTAGACACGGCCAATTCTCGCATGCGCGTGACTTCAGGAACCAGCGGTATTATCCTCTGGAATACGAGTCAGTTCCCGGCAGCGGCAGATGTCTACCTTGAACTCATCACCAATCAAAGTGACGTTGGCGGGCTTGTGTGGCGTTATACGAGCGTGGATAATTGCTACTACGCCACCTACCGCGACAATTCGGCCTCCACTAACCCCAACACCGTGGCAGTCAGGAAGCGCGTCGCAGCGACTGATACGCAAATCCTTGCACCGACGACGCTGCCAGTTACTTTCACGCGGGGTACCTATCACACCCCGAAAGTGACGATGGCCGGAACGACGATCACCGTCTACTTCGATGGACTGCAGGTCGCGCAATTTACGGATGCCTCGCTTACGGCAGCCGGGCAGGTAGGTATCAGGCAGAATAGCGCCACTGAGTCAGACTGGTATAGTTTGCGTGCGCAGGCTCTCGGCGGATCAGCGACTGGGCAGAACGTGTACAGCAAACTCACGCTGACGAGCCCCGACCCGACGGTCAAGCCGGTGGTCTCGGGTCTCGTGGTCTCAGTTCGCGGCCCTGATATCATGACCGGCGCGCTCATTGCCTCGACAGACTACGCCTACAAGAAGATCAGCGACAACCTCTCTGATGCGGCGGGGCAGAGTAAGTACAACTGGCGTATCGATAAGAATAAGAAACTTGCCATGAAAGATCGCGCCTATAGCCCGGCTGCCTGGCCGCTGTATTCCGCTGATCCGACCTTCAAGGGCGTCACGAACCCGCCGACGCTGGTCCGTACTAGCCCGCTGTATCGCAACCGCCAGTATGTCACCGGGGCGGCTGACTTGCAAACGATCACTGAAAGCAAGATCGGCGATGGGACGACGCAATCCTGGGTGCTCAAATACCCGGTCGATAGCATCTCGGGCTTGACCCTGGACGGCAATCCACAGACATCCGGGGTGCAGGGCGTGGACACCGGCAGGACCTTCTACTACCAGCCAGGGCAAAACTCGCTGTCTCAGGATAGTAGTGGCACGCCGCCGACCGACCAGCAACTTATTGCCATTACCTACGTCGCCCGCGTACCCTATATCTCCATGCGCGAGAACACAGCACAGCAGACGGCGCTCGCTCTCATTGATGGGACATCAGGCATCATCGAGGGAAGCGAGGACTGCGGTGGGCGTTCCAAGGCGGAGGCGGATACTATCGCTCAGGCGCGCATCGATCAGTACGCCATTCTCTCAGTCGATTGGTCATACCAAACGGAACGCGCAGGGCTGGCTCCCGGCAATCTGCAATCCATCTTTGTACCGGAGTTCGGGCAAGTGGATGTGGATGTGCTCATCACCGCCATCAAGACGAGCATCTGGTCTGATGTCAGCGGGGCGCTCAACTACTTATTCGATGTCTCTACCACGAGTGGGGCCAATATTGGCACCTGGCAAAGGATATTCGCGCAGGCTGCGTAATAGATAGCCTATGCTTGACCCTCGCATAGAGGAAAGGAGAACGATAATCGCAGATTTCACTACCATACGAAGTCAGTGGAACAGTAACACCGATGCTTCCCCAACGTGGAATACCGTGACATTTGGGGGCTCTTCTGGTGCGAACGAAATTAGATGGTGCGCAACGGGCGCGGGCGCAGCAGGAACAGCCTCTGCCTCCTGGCCGCAATACTCACGCCCGGCCTCCACAGGTGCTATCCCTGAACTTTGGTACTTCACAGCCGATACAGCTGGCGTCAAGGTGGGAACCTACGACGGAACGAACACCAAGGCCAATGTCGCCTGTATCGACTATGACGCCGTGGGCACCTTCGCTACTGCACCTACGCTTTCCGCTTATGGGGATAATACGCATGCTGCGCCGTCAGCAGGCACGCAGCCAGGAGCGCAGGCAGGCAGCCCGATTGTGAACGGGCAGACGACCGATACATCAAGCCATTCCTATCTGAAGGCTAATCTCTATGGAGACGATCAGACGGCTAATCCGGCGGCAGGTTCGGTCGGGACGCTCCCAACGGCCACGACGCAAAATGCAGCGGGCTCTGTTTCCCCTGGGGCCGCTGCCTGGCTCACCACCTGGCAGGACTTACAGGGCGGATTGGACTACATCACACACAGGAGGACACCGGCGGCGACCACGGCGGGGAAGATCTTCTTCACGATCATTCTTTTCACCGGACCAAATATGGCGCTCGGTCTAATCACGCCGGTTATAACTTTTACCTACAGTTATGTCTAGGAGTCAGGCCATTGCGTAAGATCAGGAATATCAACATAAAGGGCACCGCTTTCAGCAATTTGTTGCTGGATGACCTTGCTAAAACTGACCTGTATCGAGTTCAATGCATGCTGCATGATGCTGGCATAGAGGCGGTAAGCAAGCAATTTCTCAAGAGCCTGGCGTTGCTCCTGGGGCATATCAGGCAACTGCATGATCTCATCGGCAAGCAGGTGAGCCATATTCTTGAAACGGTTCTCACGCATCCACTCTTCACGATCAAGCATCATTCACCATCCTTTCAAGGGAGAGTATAGCACATGGGACTAGCTACGAGTTTATACGCCATCGGGGATGCTATTGACCCGTCTCTTGCCTACTGGTCAGCGCTTCTCACCACGGGGAAAACGTGGTCAGAACGGCAACTCGTTACGGTATGGCGCAAGGGCCATACGGGGCTGCGTAAACTCGATTGGGGTGATGATATTGTCTCGACCGGGGATATCTATAAAATCAAGGAACTCACGCTGCATTGTCCCGATGGGCGCACGGCGGTACTGGAAATCACGCCAGATCAGCCCGCCTTCCAGTTCAAGACGAAAAGCCTGAACATGCTCGGGGCGAGTGACATCGGTCTGGAATGCCAGGTGATTGGACGAGTGATTGATAAAGCATCGGGGCGCTGTGAGTGCTTCATATGGGATTACCGCCCCAAGGCAGGAGAAGCGCAGTTGATCGCCTACAAGTCCAGTATCTATCGCTTTGGCTCGTGGAGAGACACACTCGTGCCTATCGGGGCTTTAGGACTTCAAGTACAAGGTCTTCGCTTATAGCAACCACATGAAAGGATAAAATGATATGGCCGTAGGGGCAACTCCGAGAGGGTCGGATAATATCCCGCTGGGATGTGGCTTATCACCAGGTGATACCACACCACAACAGATTCAACTCGGCGCTGAGTATACCGATGCAAATAGCGATATTTCAGCGCCAATCATGGCAGCGCTTTCAGGCGATACCTGGAAAAGCACCTTTAGTGCGTCGTATTCAGGACTGGCAGGCGTGGTTGGTGACTTGTTCGTGCTTGGTGGAAGCTCTACCAAAACCGTCAAGCTGGTGAAGATGGAGATCAGTGGCCTAGCAACCACGGCGGCTTCTCCGATTATCAAGCTGGACAAACGTTCAACGGCAGACAGCGGTGGCACCAAGGCTACTGCTGTGACTATTGCACCACATGACAGCAATCAGTCGATAGCGGCAGCGACAGCAACAGTTGACGCCTACACAGCGGCACCGACCGCTGGCACCTCGGTGGGCTTTCTGAAAGCGGCGCTGCTTGGCTGTCCTGTCGCTGGTGCAACGCCCACGCCGGTGGTGTGGGATTTTACCAATAGCGGCAAGGCACCAGTATTGCGAGGCACAGCACAACAGCTTGTCATTACGTGTAGCGCCGTCCCTACAAGTGGCTCCATTCAGATTTGTTGCACTTGGAGCGAAGAGTAAAGGAGTACAAGCATGGCAGCGACAACGATCTTAGCAGACACCAAGACAGGAGTGAGTACCTACACCTCCGGGTCTCTTGATGTTGGGGGAGTGACCGAACTTCTCCTAGATTTTCACGTAACGGCAAGTACCGGGGGGACGCCCACGGTACACGAGGATTGGAACCCGGTCACAGATGCCTATGATCTCAGCTTTGTGCTGTCCAGGCTCGATGCCTTTGGCAACGCGTTTGAACTCAGCCGGGGCACGCTTTCTTCCATGTATAGCCAGGGGGAGCCCGCCGTCTATCCGGCGGGCTTTCTGTCCTTCCTCCTGTCTTCTGGCTTTGGCAGCCATATCCGGGTCGACTTGGACAATCCGGACGCGCTGGAGGCGACCTTTACCATATCCATCATCGGGAAATAGCATAGGGTAGGGTAAGCTAGTGGCGATCATCGGGCAAGATACCTTCAATCGAGCCGATCAATCAGGATGGGGTACGGCCTCTGATGGGCAGGCATGGACACAACTTGGCGGAGCGGAGACGCTAGCTATTGCGTCTAATACCGCTACGGCAACGAGCGGTATTAACACTGACAACTGGTTCGCGCTTGGCAGCAAACTCCAGGCTGATGTTGATATCACGATGAGCTTTTCCTTCACCAATCAGGCCAATGATGTGCCAGGTATCATGCTGCGTTGGCAGGGCAACAATACCGCATACCGCATCCGTAACAACGGTGGAGGTCTTGGCGTGAGGCGTCTCAATGCGGGCGTCTCCACGACCGTCGGCACCGATGTTACATTTTCCATCTCCAACGGGGTTAAGTATTTTATGCGTGGCCAGATCAACGGCTCAACCATTCGAGCAAAGATGTGGCAATCCGGCACGGTGGAACCTGAGAAATGGAATTATACCGCTCTTGACAGCTCGCCTATCATTGCCCCTGGCAACTTTGGCATCTACTCGGTCATTAACACGACCGCTACCGATGTCAACACATTCTATTCCTTTGTGGCAACTGATACCGTCTCAACAGCGCCAAAACCACGCTATACCCCGCGCGCCCTTGGGGGAACGATTGTCCCTGACCCGGTTTCGCAGCCCCTCTCGTACGTAGAGCGGGGGTTACTGGGAACGCTCATCTATGAGATACGCACCTTCATCCCGCGTGCCCTCGGAGGGACGTACATTCCTGATACCTGGAAGTTTATCCCGCGTGCCTTCGGGGGAACGATTATCCAGAGCTTCGACCAGTTGCGTGATATTGCCACGCGCCTGCGGCTCATGTCAGCATCCCAACGCAAAGATATTTCTACGCGCTTTATCCTGGGCGGTGCAAACCAATCAGTCAGGGATATAGCCACCAGGCTGAGACTCCGGTCACTGGACCAGATGCATGATATTGCCTCGCGTCTGCGCCTACGCTCCGCTGACCAACTGCGCGATGTTGGAAGTCGCCTCAGATTGCGCTCGGCCGATCAACTCAAGGATATTCAGACGCGACTCAGGCAAATGTCGGCAAGCCAATTAAAGGACGTCGCAGCAAGACTCCGCCTCATGAGCGCGAACCAGTTGCGCGATATCACCTCCCGGTTACGACTGCGCAGCGCCGATCAGTTAAAAGATATTGCCACGCGTCTGAAACTGGCAAAGTTCGTGGATATCGCCATCAGGTTACGACTCGTCGCTAGCCAGTTCAAAGACGTAAGTACCCGCCTACGGTTGAGGAGTGCCGATCAACTGAAGGATATCAGTACTCGCGTGCGCGTGCGCTCTGCTGACCAGCCGCGCGATATCACGGCTCGGTTGAGACTGCGTAGCGCTGATAAACTCTCGGACATTGCCGCACGATTGCGGCTTCGCAGCGCCAATCAACTCAAGGACGTGATAGGCCGTTTGCGCCTGGCAAAGTTTGTGGACATTGCTACGCGCCTGCGCCTGCGCTCCGCTGATCAACTGAAGGATATCGTTTCCCGACTCAGGCTCAGAAGCGCCGACCAGTTGCGCGATGTCGCGTCCAGGCTGCGCTTACGTTCTGCTGACCAACTGCGCGATGTCAAGGCGAGACTGAGACTCCGCAGCGCTGACCAGTTGAAGGATATAGCGACCCGCCTCGTGCTCGCTGCAGCGCAACAACGTCTCAAGGATATCACCTCGCGCCTGAGGTTGCGCAGCGCAAATCAGTTAAAGGATATCCAGGCACGGCTGAGACTGGCGAAGTTCGTAGATATTGCCTCTCGTGTGCGTCTGCGCAGCGCGAATAAGCTCTCGGATATCACGGCACGGTTGCGCTTAAAGAGTGCTGACAGGCTCTTAGATATCACGGCACGGGTACGCGTGCGTTCAGCAGATCAGGTCCGCGATATCGCCAGTCGCTTCAAGTTGAGAAGTCCGAACCAATTGCGCGATATCGTCGCCCGCGTGCGCCTCATGTCAGCCTCCAAGCTCTCGGATGTCACAAGTCGCGTGCGTCTCCGTTCCGCCGATCAATTGCGAGATGTCTCTAGCCGCGTGAGAATGATGTCCGTTGCACAGCGCAAAGACGTGGCGACTCGTGTGCGGGTGATGTCTGCCTATCAACTGCGAGATATCGCATCGCGTCTCAGGCAGATATCGCAGCCGCAGCCCAAGGACATCCGTACTCGCCTGCTCCTGGTGGTCTTTGCCGTCTCCGCCAAAGATATCCACTGCCGCCTGATCTTAGTCGAGTTCCACGTCTCGCGCATCACCGTCGAGAGCGCACGAGGAACAGTCACACCCCATGGGGCGCGTGGGAACCTGCAAGCTGTGGGTGAGCGCGGCAATGTCAGCGTAGAGAGTGCGCACGGGTCGCTCAGTCCCTATAGCAGCCGTGGCATCGTCACGGTCGAAGAGGAGTAGGCACTATGGACGATTACTCACCAAGATGGACGGCCGATTTGTCTCATCCACTCGAGCACACCTTTGTCGATGGCAATGGCAAGCCGCATGATCTGACCGGGGTCGTGGCTGCCAATATGACTTTTGTTATGGTGAATGCCGACAGTGGAGTACGCAAAGTAGGGGCAGGTTCCTGGACGATTGGCCCGCTTGACCCAGGCGACCCGGCACCGGACGGCAAGGCCGTCTACCACTGGAATGCGGCGGATGTGAACGCCGCCGGGCTGTGGCAGATCCAGGCGGGGGTGCCCTTTTCAGACGGATTTTTGCACTTCCAGATTAAGGAACTCTTGTTCAAGACGCCGCTGTAGGGCAAAGGGAAAAGATATGCCGCTCGTACAAATATTGCTCACTTCAGTCTTCTACATATGGCTGTTTCTCATGTTGTGGCTCCTGTGGGTTATTAGCCAGCGCGTGCTGAGACTCCTGCAACTGCTGATTGAGACCGCGCAGGAAACAGCAGAGACAGCGCTCAAGACGGCAAAGGCGCTCAGGTACATGCAAGAGGAGCCGAAAAAGTAATGGGACTACCTGATGCCGTCTCCTTTCTCACCGCGCTCTTTGCCGTGTTCATCAGCGTTGGCGGCTTCCTGGCTCTTCGACAAGGGTATGCCAAGCAGTTGGGGGCGCTCCAAGTCGGTGTGATCGAGGCTCAGGAGAAGCGCGATAAGCTCCAAAAGGAGCAGATCGCGGACTGCGAGAGAAAGGTACAGCGCATGGAGCGCGCCTTTCGGGTGCTACAGAAGGCCTTCAAGCGGCGGGGCATCACCATTGAGATCGACGGGGATACGATCTACCTCATCGATGAGCAGCGCGGCCCCGAGAAGAGGCTCACTATTCAGATACCCATCAAAGACGAGGAAGAGGAAGAGGACGTTTGATTGTGCCAGGTGTTTCCACGGTGTGTCACCTGTTACTCGCGTATGTTACACAGGGTTTAACAAAGAAAGGAGGGTTTATGACGACGCTACAAAACTTTCCCATTGTCTCGCAGCTCACATCAGTCACGAGCGACTCTCGGCCTAGTGAAAATGCTCAGTATAACTGCGTTCCCGCCTCTATCGGCGCGTGCATCCTGTGGTACCAGCATAAGAGCCAGTGGGACGGTTCTATGAATCCGGATATGCTGAAAGACCTGGCCTATGGTGAGGCATATAGAAATGATGGTACAGCTGCTATCACCTATGTTCCCATCTGTCAGAAGCTGGGGTACAAGTTGTATGCCATCGATGGAACTAACGCCCAACTTGTACAAAAAGCCCACGAGTTGATTCAGGCGAATATCCCTGCCATCTTCACGGAGCCCGATCCGTACAGTTCTAACCCCGGTGACTCGCATGTGTGTGTGTTTTACGGTGAGGGAAATGGGGCGTTGACTGCACTTGACCCCTATATCACAAAGAGCATCACTAGAACTGATGGAGTATGGCAGAGTATGCTGTTATTCGGGCAAATATGGGCCATAGAACGATTGGAGGAAATCGTGAGAATAGATATATCGCAAGTCACCTTCTTCTTTGAAGCGCTCAATGACCATCAATGGAGATGCAAGCAGACAGGCAAGGTTATTCAGTATGCCATCCTCGATACCTATAAAGGTTACGGCAATAGCCGCCTGTGTGGCCTCTCGTTTCTGGGCTTGCCCGTCTCTGATGAAATCCCTATCGCCCCCGGTGGCATCGTCAAGCAGCACTTTGAACGCGGGGTGCTGTGCTATGACCCGCTTCCTCATCACATCGACAACCCGCCCCAGTGGGAAGCGGTCTATCCAATGCACCTCTATAGCGGCGCAGGGCAGGACCCAGGGGTTGCAAAACTACAGGCGACCGTTGCCGATCTGACCGCTGCGAACAACATGCAGGCACAGAAAATCACCGACTTGCAGCAGGTGCAAGCAGTAGACCCGCTGGCAAGCCAGGCACTGACCGTCGTTAGGCAGATCAAGCCGTTACTCCAGCCATTCTAATATATCCCACGTTGGGCCTGCCGGCACTCGGCCCTTTGTACGCTTCCTGTCAGCTCATCGCCCAGTCGGCGGGTGACGTAGGACACCAGAGAAAGTATAGCACAAATGACACAGCCATTCTAAGGTGTGGAGGGGCAAGAGGTAGAGATTTTGCACTCTACATGTCACCGTCCCGGCGTCTGGTGACTCGATTTTGCACTACGCAGCTACGCGCGATCTTGCTGACGGGTATGCTCTTCTGTCTTATGACAACCACGCCTATGTACATACCCTGGCGGGTCAATCAGCAACTCTTATGGGCCGGGCCAAGCCTGGATAGTACCGAAGTACGGACCAGGAGATTTTTCCTAGCGTCAACCTATTCCGCCACTCTTGCACGAAAAGAGTATAGCACAAGGAGCAATTATGAAGAATTCCGATCTTACCACCATTGGCAACATCATCATCAGCGTGGCCTTACTGGCGACCATGGTGGCGCTACTCATCACCAATACGATCAACTGGACTGCTGCTGGCTACTTCCTGGCCTTTGTGGCAGCTCTCAACGGCTTTACCGGCGCGCTTATGGCACCCTCGCCCAAGCAAGGAGAGCAGATAGTCCAAGCCGTGGCCGCTGCCGCGCCACAGGTGCCGCTGGTGAATATCGTGCACCCGGCAACTTCCGCGCCGGATATCCAGGTAAGTAGTAGCGCCATGCCGCCGGTACAGCAGCAGGGCCCGCGTCCAATCATGTTGCAACCAACAGCGCCACAACCGATGGGTAGCACTGCTCAACAGAACTTGCCGCCGCGACCTATCCCATTCCCACAACCAGCAATGCAGGGGCAGGATTGGCGCAACTGGACGGCCATGACAGAGGTTCCACCAACACAACAATAGGAAGATGCGCGTACTACGAACCAATCTGAAGAAAGTGGAGATATACCGCGTCACCGGGAAAACGAGACCGCTTCCGATTACCTATTCCACGGTCTCGTATGGCTATGCCCCGTGGCTCCTCGACACGAGGGTAACAAGCGGTGATAGGTGGATGAATGATATACAACCGCTTGACCTTCGCCTGTGCAACTGCGGGCTCGCTAGCGGGGAAGAGTGTTGCTGCCCTGTGCATTGACTACAGGTACGCGGTGTTACCTCACTTGCCTTTGATTAGTTCTCATCAACCATAGCGAGCGTATCCAGATAGACCGTAACCGTTTGTTGCCTTCGCACTTCTTCCGTAAATTCAATGTTTGGATAGTGTGGAAAGTGTTCTTGGATATACGCCCTATGATCAGCATCTCTCTTCTTCAGGTAATCGTGGAATGTCTGAAAAAGCGCAACATCATGGCAGACTCGCATTGCCTGACAGATACGTGTTTCACATCGCTGCCGGTGCCATTCAAGAAGTTCCTCTGTGACATCAATCCCTTGTCCAGCTTCTATCTGAGCATGCGCCTCTTCAAGATCACGTTGAAATTCCTCTTCAGTCATCCTCAACATCTTTGCAACTTTAGCGAGCGTAAGCTCTTCGTTTGCTTCCATTCTGGTATAAACTCCCTCCACAGGCTCTACTACAGCTATGAGACATTAGTTTCCCTGCTTTTCCTTAGCATAGCCTGGATGTTGCGTCTTCATATGTCGTTGTAACCGCACAAACGAGCGGTTACAGCAAGGACACACCCCATTCGCAACGCGCTTCTTGTGCTGCTGGGCTTCACGTTCAGTCGCTTGCAACTGATCTTTCACGCTCACCAGTTGAGCCTCAACCCGTTTCCTTTGCGCTTGTTCATCTCGCAGTTCCTGACGGAGGCGATAAGCCTCACTCTTGCCCCAGCCCCACTGATGTCCATTAGGGCAATAATAGTAGCCACCTGTTTGCTGCAAGCCTTCAAGCAGTTTTTGTGGAACAGCATGCGTAATACCGCAACTTTTACAGGTGACTTCCTCAAGCACAACAGTTTCCGTATACGTTCTAGTCATCAGAGATGCTCCTTTCCTGACCTCACCTATGGTCAATTAGTTTACCTCATCTAGAGGATGACTATAGCGCCTCAACTGAAGCGCGGTGAGAGCAACCTGGAAATTGTTGTCATCCAGGCGATAAAGTTCTACCGGGTCAAGGTGCACCTGACTATTAAACAGATTACCAGCGAGTTGGATAAGCACAGAATAGCCGCCTGAAAAACTACCCTTTTCGAGCAACGCGGGAATATCGATGCCGCCACGAGCAACATAGTTGCTCGCCTGCTCCCATGTATCCATATCAGCGGTCAAGATGTAGAGCGCTGCTGCGTACTCCTGATCGAGTTTTCCACTGTATACCTTGCCTATTTCCTGGATAACCGTGAGCAAACGCTCTTTGTGTTCCGTTGACTTAAAAAACATGACCCTCTTCTTTCTAACTGACTTCTCCTACGCTATCAGCACAGGCTGTACGACGTGCCGCTCTAACTCAATGCTCTTTGCTTTCCATCCAAGAGGCAGGCACGGTTCAGGCATATCCTGGGGTAGTAGTTGCACAATATGCAGGCCTGCACGCTTCGTATACCCCACATGCTTGAAACCTGCTTTCTTGTAGCAGTAGCCAGGATTAGCGCTTTTCACCTTGCGCTGATCGATAATCGTCACCATGCCATCTAGCGGTGACTCACCCCAATGCCATCGCGTAGCAGCAACCGCCTCAAGGATAAGCTCACTTGAGAGATGGGAACTCTCGTTTCTGAACAGACTGCACATCCATGCTGACGGATACCAGGCACGACGTAACATCTCGGGATAGGGCCAGGATGACACCCAAAGAGCGTCGGCGTCTTTCGTGAGGAGTATGAGCATGCGTCCTGGTGCTACAAAGTGACTTGTGCCAGGCCTGCTACGGCTATAGTGACGATCTGCCAGCAACGCCGCTCGTTTATCGTACTGGTGCGAAAGATACCATCTCATACCCTCTTCCTTTCAACATGAGTTATGTCGTCTTACTTCCCCTCTACAGGCAGACGTAAGCTATTGCAGCGTTACTTCAGTTCAATTCGCCTGTGCTGTTCACCATTACGATAAATGATAATCCTATCTACCGTCATAGCCAGGCATAAGCCACCTAGACACATGCACATCTCATCATAATCACTTCCATCGTATTCAATGACGGGGCGAAGATGGCAATCGTACATCACCTCAGCCCGCCAGCGCTGATTGGCAACAACAATTTGTACCAACTTGCCGTCTTGCTTTGTGTAATAGGTCTCTTCACTCATCATTCTTCGCCTTCCACTGCTCATAGAGCGGGTGACTCTTCACCCATGCCTCGATAAAACCGCTCCTGCTATCATAATCACTTTTTGCCCAATCGATGAAGTCAAGGATATCTGGTGAGAGGGTGATATCGATACGTTGCTGCCTTGCTGCCTTGCGGGGGCGTCCAGGCCCCCGCTTTGTCTGCTCTTGCATCATTTCCCTCCGCTGATATATCCGCTTGCAGCCTGGACAACAGATACAGACTCTACCTCTTCATGCTGGAAGTAGTGCATCTCAGGGCTAAGACGCCGATAGACATCAAAAAGGCGTACTCCATAAAACTTTTCCTCAACTATCCGCACCCCTCCCTCGTAGCCAATCCAGATTGCAGCATCCTCATGAGAGGACAAACAACGTACAACTTTCACAGCGCACCCCTTCTGTAAGCTTTCCATCTCTCTATCTCCTTTACATTCGTATGTTTTACTGTCTATACATATTATAATGTGTACACA